AAGGCTTTAAAAGGTATAAAAGGTATAAAGGCATTACAAGGTATAAAAAATTATGACAAGATTGCTACTGGTGCTAGATGGTTTACAGCTTCTTCAGCAGCAGATTTTGTTGCTATAGATAAGTTTGACGAAAACTTGTTTAACTTTCTTGCTGATATAGAAAGTCCTGTAGTAAACAATAAATTTGTAAGACCTATAGTTGAATATTTATCTGCACCCGAAAAGGGAGAAGGTGCAGATTATGGAGAAGCAGCATTAAAATCTTTTTTAGCTAATAGTTTGTTTTTTGAAGCTGTACCTGTTGCTGGTGGTGCTGCTATAAAAAGTGTACCAAAATTAAGAAAGACACTAGAACCATACGCTGTAAGACTAATTGATAATATTACAGGTGGTCCAAACATACTGAACCAAAAGCAAATGCTTGATAGAACTGTTCAGTTATTTAAAGATATAAAGAATGACCCGACTAGACTTGAGTTTGCTAAAACACAAATTAAAAAATTAAACAAAGCAACTCTTGTAGGTAGTGAAGAATTTTCAGATGAATTTGCAAAAGTACTAGATGATCTACCTGATATAAACAAATCATTAACACCAGAAAAAAATATTTTTGATATAGAAATTGGAATTGATGATATTGATGAAACTCAGTTTTTTGATAAGTTAAACAACAGACCACCAGTAAAACCTTTTAAAACAAACCTTGAAGCAAAACGTGGTTTAAGTAGAGGTGCAGATAATTTAAAGAAAAGACTTAGATTAGAAGTTAATACCAAAGGTGCTGATCCTAATGAAGTAGAAGCAATAGAAACATTTATTGACACTATTGGCGAAAGAATGTTTGACAAAGAATCTTTGTCAATTACTACAAAGCTTGCTCAAGGAGGAGAATATAACTTTGCTAATAACCTTATAAGAATTAGAAAACAAATTGTAGAAGGTGTTGAACAAGGTGCAGGTGGTGGTTTTGAACACGTTATGATACACGAATTATGGCATGGACTTTCAAGATATTTACCAGAAAAAGATTTAGCTAGATATACAAAAGAATTTAAAACAGCCCAAGCAAAATATTTAAAACAGTTTGAAAAAGAAAAAACTGCATTTATTAGAAACAACACCCCAGAATCTTTAAGCAGGTTAATTGGTCCAAGTCCTATTTCTTTTAAACTTCCAAAAATAACAGAAGCAAATTATCTTTCTAAAGCTAGAAAGTATTTTGATAGTACAAAATTTAAAAATGAAAATTATAGATTTACAAATATTGATGAATTTTTTGCTGAAAATATGGCTGATGAATTTATGGATATGTATAGAGGAGAAGGTCGTATTGCAGGTAGTCCTTTAGATTTTGCACCACAAGGAACTTTTAAAAGAATTGTACAAGAAGTTAAATTATTTATTGAAGATATGTTTGTAAGTCTTCAAGCTAAATTAGGTGGTAGTCAAACAAGAAAAATCTTTAACGATTTTGTTAAAAGAAAAAATGTAAAAAAATATAGAAACGTACCTTTGGATTTAGAAAATGTTGAAGGTGTTACTGGAATGGCAAAAAGGAAAAAGAAAGATTTAGGTGCTGATTTACCATTACAGAAAGGTAAACCTAATCCTAATATTTGGGGAGATGTAGAAAGTATTACAGAAGACGTATGGGAAACAACAGGTAAAGCTTTAAATAGAGTTGTTATACCTGATGATTTTTCTGTAGAAGCTGCAAGTGCTATGGGGTATGATGAACTGCTGCCTAAAGTAATACAAATAGCAAAAAAAATTAGCCCTAACAACCCAGAAAAACACATGAGGGTTTTATATCTTGGTGCAATAAAAGAACAAAAAAGATTAGCTAAAAATGTTACTCAATATATGAATGATATAGAACAAGCTTTCTTGCTTGGAGAAGATATACCAGATGAACTACTACAAAATTGGTCAGAAGATATATCAAGAATGATAAATCTTGCAGGTCCAACTAAAAAAATAAGTAACGAAACAGCAGGTACAGTAAGAATTAATCAACTTATAGATGCAGAACCTAAAGATGTTAGTCGCATACCTGTTGACGAACAAGTAGCAAAAGGTATTGGTGGTGGAGAAAAAACTGCTGATAGAGTTAACAGAGAGAAGTTTCAAACAACGACAAGAGACTTAGTAGAAAAAACAAAAAAACAAATATCTGAACAAAAATTAGTACCAACAAAAGAAGAACTATATGAAGGTATGCAAACCTACATAAAAAATAATGATATTGAAGGTTTGCTAGGTATTACAAGAAAAGTATTAGCTATGCAGGGTGACAGTAAAAGACTTAGTAAACTTGTTAAAGGTATAGGATTTGGTGAAGGTGCAGCAAAAGTTATGCGTGTTAGTAATGAAATATTTATCAATAGTTTGCTGTCTGCACCAGAAACACAAATTATTAACATTATCGGTTCTTTGTTTAATGTAGCTCTTGGCCCTTTAGACCTAGCAGCAGGTAGTCCAATAATGGATATGCAAATGAAAAAAAGAGCAGCTAGAGAACTTGCTGCTATGTTTACAACATTTAAAGATAGTATGATCGCAGCAGGTAAAGCATTATGGCTAGATAAAAATATTCTTGATGAAAGAAGAATGTTTGGACAAGATGCTTATGAAAGATATGCAATAAGAATGGCAGGGGATTCTATGTTTGCAAAAAGTATTAACTTACTTGGTCATGGAGTTAGATTACCTTCTCGTTTTATGATGGCAGGTGACGAAGTTATAAAACAAACTGCATTTCGTTCAAATTTGATGGGTGAACTTGCACAACAAGCAACAGAAAAAGGACTTACAGGAAAAAGTTTTAGTATTTATGTCAATAGTAATTTTGATGAAATTATAAATATTGTTAATACAAAAAGTTTTACTAATAATATGGACACCGCTTTTCCTAATTTTGTACCAAATGAAAATATTTTAGACTCATATACAAGAGCTTTAGATTACGCAGCAGATAGAACATTTACAACTGAATTAGGTAAAGGTTTTGGTCTTACAGGTGCAGGGTCAGCACAAACTAAAAAACTTGCAGAAATATTAAAATCTACTGCTTTAAAACCAATAGTTCCTTTTGTTACTACACCTGTAAATATAGGTAAACAAGTTTTAAGAAGAACTGGTGTGCCAGATATGCAAACTTTGTTTAAAGGTATGCCACCTAAATACAACGCAACATTAGGAAGAATATTAAAAGAACACAACGATAATTTATTAAGTGAAGATTTAGCTACTGCTTATAGAGCTAATGGTGAAGCTACTGTAGGTGCTACAATATGGGCTTATTTTATAGCTTTAGCAGCAGCAAAAGATAATCCAGAAGCAGAATTAGCTCTTGTTGGTGGTGGTCATCATAATAGGTGGTTAAGAGAAGGAGAAAGAAGAACTGATGAACTACCTTACAGTTTTAGAGTTATACAGAAAGATAAAGATGGCAACATAATTAGAGGAGACAATGGACAACCAAACTATGAATACATAGATATTTTTTCAAGAATGGAACCAATTGGGTCTTTACTTATGATTGCAGGTGATATGGCATATATGAGAGATTTTCAATCAGATGAAGATTATGATAATGCTGCTTATGCTCTTACAGCTTTACTTTCAAGAAACTTAAATAATAAATATATGATTCAAAATATTGCACAAATGATTGATCTTACAAGTGATGTAAGTGCTTTAAAAAGATTTTATCGAATACCAGTTAATTACATTACAAACATTATTAATTACCCTGCTTCTTTAAAAAGAAGTATTACTAGAGCTAGAGGGGAAGAATGGTATGACGAATTAACAAAAAAAACATTTAAAGGTAGATTTCCTAAAAGAAAAACAAAGTTTAGAAA